GGTACACCAGAAGAGGTCGCATTGAGAGAGCTTGCGCCGCATGCCATTTTGGCAGCAGGCACATGGTCCCGAGCAGATGCGATGCCGCGCAGCTGCAAGACCACCATTCTTGGACGGAGCGCCGTGGTGAATATACAGTACGTATCGACAAATTCATTTATGCGACATGCCTTGGGTGGCAAACGCGTTACGAAGAAACCACCGAGCATCTCGGATCCGCCGCCCAGCGGGCCGAGTTCGGACACGAAGCCACCTGCACGGGAGATGACGATGACCCAGACGGAGATTCAACCTGGTGTGGTCCTTGTGGATTGGGAGATTGTGAAGACTGTCGAGGAGTTCCTGGAGGAAACACCGAAGACGTGCGATGGTGGGGAGCGCACTGCGGAGCAGGATGTTGCGCCAGAGGGCCCATGTTCTACACCGCCGCCGGGTTTGACTGGCGAGGACGCTATCCATACCATGCCCACCCCGGGGGACTTGAGGGAGGTGATCGTTACGTTGGAGCCGGATGGTGGGCCTGCATTGACGACCCCACTGCACGAGTGCTCGACGGCCGCGAACCTTTCAGCAGACCTTATGGTCTTAGAGGCCCTGTGGTCTGCTGCTGCCAGCGATGCGAAGGAGCTCGAGACGCGCGTTCAGGAGCTGAGAGACAAGCCGAGATGCGTCGTTGGCAAAGTGATCGGCCCGATTGCGGAAGATCCGGTTGTCTATGCGAATACGGTTATGAATTTTGAGGCGGCAGTCCACGAGAGGTACGAGCTCAAGGCGAAGAAGCCCACACTTACGTCGAGGGACATTGAGAGGCACAAGAAGATGGCGAGGTCAGCGTGCCTGGACACATGGGACAAGGCACCCTTCGGCAGGAGCAAGATCGAGGCCTGGACCTGGGAGCACCCCGAGTTCCTGGAGCTCATGTCGAAGAAGTGGTCACCCAAGCGGAAGACCACGCGTCTGCAGGAGGCGTTCTCGATCGCCTATCCCGAGTACCGGTTTGCAGGCGCAGTGAAACGGGAGTGCCTACCGTCTGCGACGAAGCCTCCGCGATTTTTGATCGCAGACGGAGACAACGGTCAAGTTTGCGCGCTGGCGGCGATCAAGTGCTTGGAAGACCTTTTATTCCACGCGCTCGAGTCGCACAGCATTAAGCACCGGCCGAAGGAGCAGGCGCTGGAGGAGCTGACCAAGGAGATGGTGGGGACGATAACGGAGACGGATGGCAGTGCCTGGGACACCACTTGCTCAGGGGTCATCAGATCCCTATGCGAGAATAAGATACTAGACCATATTCTACAGGTGCTGTGTGAGCTGAACTACTGCCCGGAGGACTGGATGGTTGCGCATCAGAAGGCCTGCAACCAGAAGGAGCTGAACATCCAGTTCAAGAACAAGCAGGCGGTCATGTACAAGTTGATCAACGCGATACGGCGCTCAGGACATCGTGGAACGTCCTGTTTGAACTTCCTGATCAACTACCAGTGCTGGGCAGTGAGTATTTTGGACAACCCATGCGAGGCGTGGGATGCGGCGAAGAGGCAGTTCAAGTGCACAGATGGGAGGCGGAGGAGGTACTTCACAGCGGCCGAGGGGGACGACGGAGCGAACTCGCTCAAGCCGGGCTTTGAGGACGAGGCCACTGGGGGCCCGGAGCTGATGAAGTCAGCTCTCGCGTATTGGGACCGCGCGGGCTTCAACATGAAGTTCGTGAGGCCGCGCGCGATACCCGGCAAGGAGTTCAGCA